TTTATACCTTTCTTTCCCCTTAACGGATCTGTTGATACAGTAGATCCTATGATGACACCTATTGTGAATAGAGAAATAGCTTTATATAATAAAATAAGTAGAAGAAATCACTTATTATATTTATCTGCTACCTATACACCTGTAGTTAAGTCTGATTCATTAACAGAATCTGAAAAGAACGATCTTGTAAAACAAGGTTTAGGTACTTGGATGTTTGTTAATAAGGATGATACTGTTGAAACACTACAAACACCTACAGATGCTTTAAAAGACATGGAAGAAGCTATTAAGAATGGATATGACGAACTAACTAGAATTGGTGTAAAGATGTTAAGCCTAGAGCCTAACAATTCTGATCAATCTGGTGTTGCCTTATCACTTCGTAATGCTTCTCAGAATGCAGCTTTGGCTACATTGAATGCTAAAGTATCTGAATCAATGAAAAAAATAATTAAACACTTAGTTAACTGGAGATATGATCTAGATATTAAAGAAAATGATATTAGATTTAACTTATCTGGTGATTTCAACCCTGCTCCACGTGGTGCTGATTGGATGAGATTAATTACTGAATGGTATTCTGGAGGTTTAATTCCTAGATCAGCTTTTATTGAATTAGCTAAAAATAACGATGCTTTGCCAACTGATTATGATGATATTGGTGGTAAAGATGAAATATCTCAAGACGATAGGATTATAAGTCCTAGAGAACAGTATGAATCTGAACTAGCTTCATTAGAGAAAAATAATGATGAGGCTGATGACGATGAACAAACTAACTAGATATATAATTTTTGGAGCCCTGGTAATATACTTGGGCTCTATAACAGCATTAGCAAAAGAAAAATATTTAAATGATAAAAATAAAATTTTAAAAATAAAATAAAAAGGATTAATATGATAAACAAGGACAGAGATGATTTGTTAACTGATTTTGGTAAAACAACACTTAAAGACAGATATTTATTACCAGAAGAAGATAGTCCTCAAGAAGCATTTATGAGAGCATCTAAAGCTTACTCTGATAATGATGAGATGGCACAAAGAATATATAACTATGCAAGTAAACTTTGGTTTATGTTTAGTACACCTATCTTAAGCAATGGCGGAACTACGAGAGGTATGCCTATATCTTGCTTTTTAAACTATGTTGGTGATTCAAGAGAAGGAATTACTGGGCATTACACAGAAAATGCTTGGCTAACGTCTATAGGCGGTGGTATTGGTGGTTATTGGGGTGATGTAAGATCTGATGGCACATCTACAAGTGGTGGATCTCAATCTACAGGCTCTATACCTTTTTTGCATGTTGTTGATAGCGAAATTATGGCCTTTTCACAAGGTAAAACAAGAAGAGGTAGTTATGCAGCCTATATGGATGTATCACACCCGGAAGTGTTAGAATTTTTAGATATAAGAAAACCATCTGGTGGGGATATACATAGAAAATGTTTAAATCTACATCATGGTATTAATATATCAAATGAGTTTATGTCATTAATTGAAAAATGTATAGCTGAGCCTACTTATGATGATACTTGGAACTTAATTGATCCTCATACTAAAAAAATAGTAAGAACTGTATCTGCAAGAGATTTGTGGCTTAAAATATTAGAAAATAGAGTAGCTACTGGTGAGCCTTACATGTGTTTTATTGATCATATCAATGATGCATTACCCGAAACACAAAAAGCATTAGGATTAAAAGTACATCACTCAAATTTATGTACTGAAATTACTTTGCCTACTGCTGAAGATAGAACGGCTGTATGTTGTTTGTCTTCTGTTAATTTAGAAACTTATGATGAGTGGAAAAATGATAAATTATTTATTTCAGACATTGTTAGATTTTTAGATAATGTATTAACATCATTTATTGAAAACGCACCTGAACATGTATTTAGAGCAAAGTTTTCTGCAACACAAGAAAGATCTATTGGCCTAGGCGCTATGGGATTTCATGCTTACTTACAAAAATGTGGTATACCATTTGAATCTGCATTGGCTAAAGCTAAGAATTTAAATATATTTAAGTATATTAAAGCTGAAGCTATAGCTGAATCTAAAAGATTAGCTGTTAAACGTGGTGAAGCTCCTGATATGGAAGGTACTGGAATGCGTAATGCTCATTTATTAGCAATTGCACCTAATGCTTCAAGTTCAATTATTTGTGGAACTACGTCACCTTCAATTGAGCCTTATAGAGCAAATGCTTATGTTCAAAAGACTATGAGTGGATCATTTTTAGTTAAAAACAAACATTTAGAAAAATTATTAGAAACAAAAGGAATAAACAATGATAAAACGTGGACTTCAATCCTTGCTAACAGGGGTTCGGTATTGCATATTAAAGATTTGTCAGATTATGAAAAAGATGTATTTAAAACTTCGATTGAAATAAATCAACAATGGGTAATTGAACATGCTGCAGATAGACAAGAGTTTATTTGCCAAGGTCAATCATTAAATGTTTTTGTACCTGCCGATGTTAACATAAAAGAATTACACGATATTCATATGTTAGCCTGGAAGAAAAAATTAAAAACATTATACTATTGTAGAAGTGAAGCTATTAAAAGAGCTGAACTTGTAAGTTTAAAAGTTGAAAGAACAATAATACCTGAAGCTGATTGTTTAGCTTGTGAGGGTTAATTAAAGGAAATAAAAAATATGAGTTTATTTAAGTCACGAACACATTATAAACCATTCGATTATGAATGGGCGTTTGAAGCTTATGACACAATGCAAAAAATGCATTGGTTGCCAAGTGAAGTGCCATTGCATGAAGACATTAGAGATTGGAATGAAAGATTAACTGATGAAGAAAAAAGTCTTATTAGTAGTATTCTTAAATTTTTTACTCAAGGTGATGTTGATATTGCTCAAGCCTACTTAGATAGATATATTCCTAAGTTTAAACCGCCTGAAGTTAGAATGATGTTAAGTTCATTTGCTAATTCAGAAGCTAATCATGCTCATAGTTATTCATTATTAAACGATACTATTGGTGAAACACAATTAACTGATTATAAAGCATTCCAAGAGTACAAAGAAATGTCTGATAAACATACTTATTTATTTAAATCTAAAGGTACTGGAACAGAAGGCCTTATAAGAGATATTGCTTGCTTTAGTGCTTTTGGTGAAGGCTTACAATTATTTGCTTCATTTGTTATGCTATTAAACTTTCAAAGATTTGGTCGTATGAAGGGAATGTGTCAAATAGTTACTTGGTCTATTAGAGATGAAACTCATCATGTTGAAGGAATGATTAAATTATTTCATACATTGATAAAAGAAAATCCTGAAGTATGGACTGAGAAGTTTAAAGCTGAAATATACCAAACTGCTAGAGAGATGGTAGATCTAGAAGATAAATTTATAGATCTTGCATTTGCTAAAGGTGGTATTAGAGGTTTAAAATCTGAAGATGTTAAACAATATATAAGATATATTGCCGATAGAAGATTATTACAATTATCATTAAAACCAAATTATAAAGTAAAAGAAAATCCTTTAAGCTGGCTTGATTGGGTTATTAATGGTGTAGAGCACGCTAACTTTTTTGAAAGCAGAGCTACTGAATATAATAAGGGCACTATAACTGGAAGTTTATGGGGTTAATATGGCAAACTATATTTTAATTCTTATGCTATGTACTGGCACTGGAGAAAAATGTTTTAAAGAAGTTAAGCATGATGTTTTATTTAAAAATTATTATCATTGTATTACAAGTGGTTATACTATATCTAATAATATACTAAATAATTTAGGTGAAACTCTTGTAAATTCAAATAGATTTTATGTTAAGTTTATGTGTTTTGAAAACAAAGGAGAAAATACTTAAAATGGCAAAATATCAAGGAAGATCAGTTAAGCTTAATAAACCAATGCAAGGTGATGTTAAAAAATTTAAAGTTTTTGTTAAAAACGCAAAAGGTAATGTTGTTAAGGTTAACTTTGGTCAAAAAGGAATGAAGATTAGAAAATCTAATCCAAAAGCAAGGGCTAGTTTTAGAGCAAGGCATAAATGTGCTACACCTGGTCCAAAAACAAGCGCAAGATATTGGTCTTGCAAGAAATGGTAATATTGTATGGCTTATAAAAAGAAAAAAGGCGCAGCAGGTAAAGCTTGCTGGGCAGGCTACAGAAGAGCCGGCGCTAAAAAATGCGTTAAAATAAAAAAGAGGAGATAACATGTTATGTTGTTGCGCAAGAAGAAAAAGAAATACCCAGAAGATGAAGATAAGAAGAAAAAGAAGAAAATAAAAACTAAATATAAAAAATAATAATAATAAAGGATAATAAAATGAGTGATAATAAAGATAAAGTTGAAGAAAGAAAAATTAATATAGATGGTAAAGAATTTAAAGAAAGTGAATTACCACAAACAGTTGTAAATAATATAGCAATACTAACTGATATTAATCATAAAAAAATGTTAACATCTATTGATTTAGATAAATTAAATATTTTAGCATCTACTTATTCTGCAAGAATATCTGATGAAATGAAAGATCCTAAATCTGAAACAGTAAAAGAAGATGATAAAAATTAATTAAGGAAGTAAATGAGTATAAATGATGATATATTATCTAGAGGGCTGAAAGAACGTGCCCTTTTAAGTCTTTACGAAAAGAAACTAGATACCGATTTAACAAAAATCATGTCATCCCATAAAAAACGATTAGTAACATCAGCTTTAAAGAATGGTAATAAAAGTGTAAACGCTTTAAACCGTGCTTTAACTTTAGAAACTAGAAAAACTTATCGTAAAATATACAGAAATGGAATTTCAGAACTAAAGGCTTTGGCTAATACTAGTTCTAAGTTTCATAACAATACTTTAAAAGAAAGCTTAGGTAAAGTTTATAGAAGTAAGGTATATACTGGGTTGAAAGTTAATGATTTAATTATTAATTCAGCAGGTACATATTCTGAGCAAATAGCATCTATTAGTTTATCACAACAAAGAAAAATTAAGGATGTTGTAAGAAAAGGTATGATAGATAATTTAGCAGTTAATAAAATTGCTAAAAATGTAGGTAATGCAATTGATTTACCTGCTGCTCAATTAAAAACTTTATCTAGAACTGCTATAACTGAAACATCAAGTAATATATCTAATGCAACTTACAAGTTGAATGAAGATGTAATTGATGGATATCAATATGTAGCAACTTTAGATTCAAGAACTTCTATGATTTGTTCAAGATTAGATGGTAAAGTATTTAGATTAGATAATAAAACTGGTGTAAGACCTCCACAGCATTTTAACTGTAGATCTACAACTGTTCCTATTGTTAAATCTTATGAAGATATTAAAAACACATCAAGTTCAAGAATAAGCAAAAGACGTTTAAGTAGATTAAACTCAAATAAACGTGCTTCTTTTAATGGGCAAGTTCCAGCTAAAACAAATTTTGAAGAATTTTTAAGACAACAAGATCCATCTTTTAAATTAGCTATACTTGGTAATAAAAGCAGAGTTGATATATTTGATTTAGGTAAATTAAAGTTTACACAATTTAGCACAAAGAATGGTCAATTAGTTTCTATTTCAAAATTAGAAGAGCTATTAAAAACAGCTACTCCTAGTCCTATTACTAAAATTAAACCTATTGTGTTTAAAGTTAAACCTAGTAAAGTACCTAAGAAGGCTAAACCTTTAGTTGTTGCTCCAAGTGAAAAATTAAGTTCTTATGCGGATCCAGTTTCTGAGTTTAAAATGTTACAATCTGAATTTAATGGTAAACTTACACATAAAGAATTTAAATCAAGACTTGAATCACTAACTTTAGCTGCAAATGCAGATCCTAGATATCCTATTACATTTAGATATAGAGGTGGTCCTGAAGGCGCTGGTAAACTAAAAATTAGAGGTGGTAAACTAACCAATAAAGAAGCATATATTATTGCTGCTTTATGGGATGAGGCTAATGATCTTGCTGCTCTATATAATTTACCAAAACTAAGAGGATTAGAAATTAAAGCTCGTGCAGGTTTCTCAGGTTCAATGGGTGATGGTACATTAAGAATAAATAGAGAATGGTTAAATGAAATGACTAATAATTTTGATCTTGATGATTGGGAAGATTTAAGTAATTGGGATTATAAAGCTTTATCAGCATTAAAACCTAGAAGTGTATCTCAATTTTATGAAGAAGGTACATCTAAAGTTAGACATACTTTTTATCATGAGTTAGGGCATCACGTACATCAACTAACTGGTCTATCAAATAAGACTGTTGGTTATAGAGGTAGCTTTACACCTAATGTTGAAAAAAGATTAGCTGTCTTATGGGAAAAGCATGGATTATTTGATGAAGGTAATTCTACATATGGACAAAAAAACTATAAAGAATGGTTTGCTGAACAATTTGCAGCACATC